TTGTGGTGGATTATCAAGGTTTAAAAAATTATTACCATCACAAGATGGACATTTTCTAAAAAGCTTCCTATCAGCAATGTTTGTTCCACAATCTAAACAGTGATAGTATTGTTTTTTATTTACTTCATCAAAATTATCAATTCCAATAAGTTCATCACCTTCAACATATTCATCAACTTCTTCAACAAGTTCTTCTTCAACAAGTTCTTCTTCAACAAGTTCTTCTTCAACAACTTCTTCAACAAGTTCAAATGTTCTAGTATTACCACAATCTGGGCATGACCTTGACATTCTTTTTAGTTTTATTTTTTTCTCACATTGTTTACAAAAGTATAATTGAATGACTATCCCCCCTCCTCTTGTGATAGTGGGGCACCAAAGTGCCCCACTTTTATCAGCTGTTACGCAGATGTTTTAATCGCTACCATACCAGCTTCAAGTCCGAATTTACCATGCCATCTGGTTACCATTCTGAACTGGGTCCTATAAGTTGTAAATAACGAGTACGGATTAATTTCTAACGTCATCTCGCCTCTACGTCTACCAATAAGATAGTTCTTCAAGTTACCAAATAGAATAAATGGACTAGCTGCAGCCGGAGCTGAAGGTAGTGAGCTAGACATTACATACGGATATTCGTATATAGTTCCTGGCACGCCGTTTCCTGGATGAGCGAATATCGGACTACCATTGTCATCAGCCAACACTCTAATATAGTGCATTGAGTTCTGATGAATATAGAACTTAGCACCAGCTAGCTTGTTTGCTGTCAGCTTACTAATAGCTTCTGACAATTCTGCGTTGGTGATCTGAATATGTCTACTTGGAGATGTTCCAGTAGCCGCACATGTTACTGTGTTGGTTGTTGCGCCTGAAAGAGCACCAGAGAATGTATTACCATTCCAAACTTGGTTGTCTATTTCAAGGGCAATGGCTTCTGCGAATTGACTTGTAAGCATGCTTACAACATCAAACTTGCTATCTGCTAACAATTCGTTAGAAACTATACCGTAAGAACCAAGTCTTTGAGCAGTCAATACTACTTCTGCAAAGGTTGGGTTGGACGCACCTAAATCAATTTCTTCTGCGTTCCATGTTACGGCAACGTTTGTTAGTTCAGCAGGAACACGCATTACATCAGTTCCCATCTCAATGACATTTGCGTCCTGTAAAGTTACAGATGATTGTCTCGCAAATGCAAGAACTGTATCACCATACTCATCTGGGACCAAATAACCACCACGACTTCCTGTTCCTTCTACGTTGGTTGCTTTTATACAGTCAATGAAAAACTTTGCATACATTTCTCTCTTGTCTTCTGGTAAAGAAAGACTTGCGCCCTGACGTTTTAAGTCATAGCCTTTATACATTGCTTTTACTGTTTCTGTATTGCCAGGCACAGCAAGATTAACTTGCCTTGCTGGCATTTTTTCCAAAGCTTTGATCTGTGCTTTTAATTCAGCATTTTCTTCAAGTGCTTTAACGATTTTCTCGTTTTGAATTGCAGCGATCTCAGTTGCTTCGTCTTTTGTTTTATTATCTACCATGTCTGCTATCATGTTCTTTAGCATATCTTGGTATTTTTGTTCATTTTCCATTTTATATTACCTCTTAATAATTATTTTATCCATTTGATTTATCTAATTACAAAGAATGTTCGTATGGTTTCACTTAAGAACCCGAACTTCCATAACTTTTAGGATGTTAGAAATCACCCTTTAATCTATTAAACTTTCATATACCTTTCTGAAGAATGCTTCTTGTTCTTTTAATTCAAAACAAGAAGAACACAGTTTGATTTCAACACCACATTCTTCACATAATTGCTTCTTATCTATATTTATACCAACTACATCATCTTCTTTTGAAATATCTTTTATTTGTGATTCTTTGTCTTTTTCTTCTGTTTTTTCGTCTTTATCTTCTTCAAAAAACTTAGACAACCACATTTCTAAATCGTTTAGTTCCAACTCATCCACGACTTCATCTTTTATAGCCTTCTCATAACTCTTAGCTGTGATAAGTGCTGATGGATTAGCTGGCACAGAGACAAGTGAAATCTCTAATAGCTCTTGGTCATTGAACGTGATATGCGGATCACCTTTCTTTTTAGCGAAGGTTGCCTTCTCCATATTAGGTATAAACCCAACAGAGGTGGCATTCATGTAGCCATTTTTGTATAATTTATAGAGTGTGTCGCCTTGAGGATGAATGTCAGCATCAGGAAATTCTAAATCAAACATAAGTTTGCCTGACTCTATCCATACCTTCTTTGCCTTAGCTACTGGTAGTTCGTGATGCTGATGATTCACTAAGACTACTGGATTTTTCTTGTAATTTTGTAGCTTCCAACCATCTGCTTTGATTACTTCATTGTCTCTATCTATCTTTTCATTAGAGCCTATGAAACGTAACACTCTCTTTTCATCTTTAACTTCTTTAGCTTGCTCACTAAAATACTTTATTCTTTTTTCCATTGTTAATCTCCTATATAGGGTGATATACTACATCTGCAATTTACTGTCTCTTCTGGTCCAGCACTTGCATCACCTGGATACATCAAGCCATTACTAAATGCTGATCCTATTGGCACATGTTCCTCACTGATTTGGTGACTTTCTCTTGCGTCACCTTCAGAAATCCACTGTTTTTCTTTTATACCTTCTTGTTTATACACATCAAAAGATGTGCCATTCATAAGGGAAGCAGTTTCAGTTCTCGCTATCACTTTACTACGCTTCGTTGTTGTATTATAAACAGCTTTTATCCTATCCCCAATAGTATTTATACTCTCGCCTAACTTCACACCTTCAAACACTTCCTTTTTTACCTGGTTATATATGGTTTGGTTCATACCCTTTACCAAGTTTAGTCTGGTGTTGATAAGTGCTTCGTTTATTATAAACTGTTTATTCGCTAGTCCAATGTTCTCTAATGCCATTTCACCTGCAACTGAAGCCGCCTCCCTATATATTGGTTCAACTTCTAATACTAACTTTACAGCGCCGTCATCATATATACCTCTTAATCCACCTTGTATGTTAATCCATTCAGGTGTTAGTTCCTTTTTACCAGTAATCAGCTTCAAAACCTCTGTTCTCTGGTTAAAAATGAATTTCTTTATCTTAGATTGAAGTATTTTCTCCATTTGTGTTTGAACCTTCAAAAAATTACGATGAGTGATAGTTCCTATTGCTTTAACCATTTTTTCAGGCTCTACTGCTATATCTACTGCTACTTCCGGTTCATCTATCTCTTCTGTGCCTACTTCTACCAAATTCATTGGTAAATATCTTGTTGTGCCGTCTGTATCTTCTAATGGCATACCCAATCTCAATCTTTCATTGACTTCGTTCCTTGAATAGCCCAGTGAGAACAAACCTTTTGCTGTTTCAACTGCTTCAGTGTAGTCATCTTGGAGTTCTTCTACTTCTGAGTAATCAAAAACTCCAACAAAGCCAGGTGCGTATCTTGGAAAAAATTCAACTGCGAGTTTTTCCTCTATACGTATAAGCTGTGGTTTAAGTGTGCCTGTCCAAAAAAGTCTCTTAGCTTCTTTAGCCGTCGCTCTTGTCACCGTCCCACTATCGTAGAAGCCTGCCACAAAAGGATGGACACCAAAAACAGATAGCACCGCGTCTCTACTAAACCCTCTACCTTGGATGTAATCCATGTCTTTCTGTGTGAAACCCATAGATTTATAGCTCATACCACCTAAAAGGAAGGCTGTCTTATGAGCATTAGCTGGACCACCGTGATTTTCATACCACATTGCCTTTAACTTACGTAAATCACCAATATCAAGCTCTTTGTCTTTATCTACTTCAATTACACCATCAGGTGTAGCATTATTTACGAAAAATTGGTTATTATAGACACCAGCAGCGTAATCAGCGTTCATTTCGTTTTTTGCTGCTGCTAAAGGTGATAATCCACGAATTGGATTATAAGGATTGAATAATTTGAATTGGATTAGCTCATGTGTCTCAAATGGCACTTGACCATTCCAAGACCAGCCAACTACCTTACCATCCTCTACAGTATGCTTGACCAATTTAGGATCAACTACTATCAGTTCTGCCGGGGCTGTTCCTCTACCTATGACTCCTCCAAGACTTTGATTTACAAAAAGAAACACTTCTCCACTTAAATTAAGATAGGTTCCAATTGCTTCCCACATTTCAAATCGGCTCATCATTGAATTGGGCTTCATAAACAATTGCACTATTGGATTATCTATTCCAGCAGGTTCCTCAGTTGATACATTTATAATTTTATACTTTGCCTGAGGTATATTCTCTGCTATGGAGCGAACTGCTCTATTTACAATATATGACTGACTATATGGACTTGTTAGATTATCTCCAGCTTCTAACAAATTCGCTTCTTTCATTTTTAGCCAATCACTGGAAAAATCTTTCATGTTGATGGTTTCCTTTTTTGGAACGGACTTCTCGGAGTCCTTGTTCTCAAAAAATAAACCCAACTTATCATTATCCATATTTTATTCTCCTATATCCAGTATACTTTCAACTGAGTTTCTTTTCTTCCATAAGCCGTCCAAATATAATAACGCCCCGCGTCTAACGCGTGGTCGTCAATCTTGACCGGCTCGTCAATCATTCCAATATCTCGTTTCTCTTTCCAACGATAACCACTTATCTCATTTATTAGATTAGGACTATCCTTGACAATGTTAATAGTATGGCGCTTAAGAAAGTCAATACCATCTAATACACTATGCTTACCCTTACGAGCGGCTCGCGCTCTTATTCCCGCTTTCACCATCTCAGCAATCCTATCAGGCTCAGCATTATCACAAATATACAACTTCCTCATGTCCATTCTGTTCTTAATAAAAAAAATCAAATCACTATTTGTCATCTCGCTTTCGTACAGGATTTCCTTAAAATAAATATCCTTATCCACACGACCACATTCTACTATCGTAGTCGGATGATTGAATCCAAAGTCAATTCCATATCCAGTCACGACACCAGAAGGCATCGCGTCACATAAAGTCCAATTATTATATATAATCCCTTCAAGTGATCCCCACTCACCCAAAGTATACACCTTATAGTAATTTACATCTTCGTCAATGAGTGCCTCAAGTTTCGCCTTATACTCTCCATCCAAAAACCTGTTGTCAAGGTATGTTGAATGATGGGTAGTCGTGCCAGCAATAGGTTTATCAAAGAAGCAATCATAAACCCAAGACTTCTTTGATACAGGGTTGAATGACAACATCAACTGGTAGTAATCGGCATCTTGGCCTCTCATTCGCAAATCCAGTTGTCTAAAATCGTCAATACTGAACTCGTTGGCCTCTTCAAGCCAGATTGAGGTAATTCCAAAGATACTTTTTATCTTATCAGGATCATCTAAACCACTTATGATGATTTCTGACCCATCCTGAAAATTAAAAGTCATTTCAGTCTTATTTAGCTTACAAACTCCATTCAAACCCCATTCATACATATAATGCTTGAATAAAGGTAAGATACTCTTTCTCGCAGCGGGGATTGTCTTTCGTAAGACTAATATTCTATGTCTTTTCTTTTTAGACATCCCAACCAGGATTCGTAGTAAGATTTTCTGTGCTAAAAAAATACTCTTCCCCGATCCAGCCCCCCCTTTGAGAACCAGATAACGGTTTTTATCATTTAAGAGTGTATAGAAACTATCATTGATTACACTCTTTATCTTGGTGAGGTCTACTGTGTTCATCTAACTCCTTGTCTTTTCCATCTAAACTACTAAGTAAATATTCTTCATACCAACTTGAAAATAAACAGAACTTCAGTAATTCTACATCAACCATTGTATTATATCTATCTAAAATAAAATATGGTATATCATCTAACTTATTATAATATTCTTGTTGTTCTATATTCATAATTTATTTACAAGGACGCCTACGTAGTCCATATTTTCCGTTGATTGACGGAATGAATGGTTAGAGTAGGTTTCTTTGCTGATATAGAGAATGAAAATTGAGTAAAAACACGTGCGGTGATGGTATTTGCTTGCCTGTCTAACTTTCGGAATAATTTATCCCCACCACGTGCCGCGCCAACCCAGAATAAAGAGATACGTAGGCTTCTTTGCTCGCGGCTACTATATATCTAAGTCATCGGGTGCCTGAATGGCTATATCTAGTCCCGATACTCGTATGTCCTTTACATCTGGTGCCGCGAGGCCCATTACCTTTGTAAAAAATTGTATTGCGTTTAATTTGTTTGAATCAGTGCCTTCTGGGTTATCAAGTATAGTTTTATATATACGCATCACGTAAAGGCAATCTATACCTAGTTCCTCAAAGGTCTCGCTCAGTATTTCTTTTCTCATATTTGACATAGTGAATTATTACTCCTCTTTG